TGGTGCTCGGCGACGAGCTGCTGCCAGGCATCGCCGCTGCGCTTCATCGCCTCGACCTCGAGCACCGCGAGGCGTACGAGGCGCTGCGAGCAGTCGATGCTGATGCGGGTGAGGACCTGCTCGCGGCGGGTCATAGAGTCCACTCGCTGTCGTCGCTATCGCCTCGTCCGACTGGTCGACTCAGCGGCGCCGCGGCTGGGCCTGCGGCCGCGATCCACGTCCGCGTCGCATCGTGCGGGTGCGGCTGGCTGATCTCGTAGCGCGCGCAGCCCGCTGCCAGCGCTGCTGCTGCGGCGGCATATATCTCGGGCTCGCCGATCCGCCCGTCAATCGTGACCCTAAGCACCGTCTGCGTCATCTCGCTCTCCTCTCGGCCACCCTCGACCGATGAGCGCAATCTACGCGAGGGCGACTAACCTGTCAAGTGGCTCGCGCGCGGGCACCGCGCTTGCGTCGGTAGCCTGCCCAGGGTAGAGTCGCGGCATGCCAGAGATCAGCCAGCAAATCGAGGAGCTCTACCAGGCGCGCGACGCCGAGATCGTGGCGCGCATCGTCGCCGGAGAGACGATGGCTGCCGTCGCACGGGACTACGGGCTCACCCGAGCGCGCGTCTCGCAGATTGCACACTCGGGCGGGATCGAGCCGCGCCGCTGGTCGCGGCTGCGCTACCGCGAGCCGGGCAAGCGATGAACATCACCGAGTTCATCAACTCGACGGTGACTGAGTTGCGCGCAGCTTATTTGATCTCGATCCTACAGGTCATCGAGGACCGAGAGAACATCGTCCGAGTTGGTACGACATCGACTCCGATCTTTGATCACTCGTCGCGGCTGTTGATGTCGCGCGCGCAGAAGCGGCAGCGAGAGCGCACGATGACGGCGCAGTACCGCGCAGGAGCGCGCATCGTGGATATTGCGCGGCTCAACCAGATCAGCAGAACCCAGTGCCGAGACTCGATCAAGCGCTCGGAGTACCGATGAGCCCGCATCGCTACGCAGCGCGAGTCTCGAGCCTCTACGCAACTCGAGACGCCGAGATCATCCGCCGCATCCGCGCCGGCGAGTCGATGGCCAAAATTGCTCGCGACCACGGAATCAGCCGCTCTCGCGGCTCTCAGCTCGCAAAGACCGCAGGGCTCAAGCCTCAACGCTGGACGCGGCGATGAACGAAACCCGTCACAACATCGACGTTGCGAGATACATGCAGCCGAGCCGCCTCGTGCCGCGTGCAATGGAGCTGACGCCTGCGGGCGAACTGCTGGCCGAGACGATCTCGGGCCAGATAGCGCAGGTCTGGGCGGACATGTGCGAGCTCGACGACCACGACGGCGAGACCGCGAAGGCGCTGCTCGAGCGCGACGCCGAGCTCGAGGCGCTCTACGTCGCGCTGACCAAGGACACGGTGCCCGGAGCACACGGGCTCAGGGTCGAGCGGAGGATGCACTAGATGCCGAGTCGGATCCTCGACGGAGAGATCGCGCGCAGCGAGTCGCTATCGAAGGTGAGCCGCGATGCCGGGCTCACGTTCCTGCTGCTGCTCTCGGTCGCGGACGATCATGGGCGTTTCGACGCGAGACCCCGCGCGGTGCTCGCAGCACTTTACGGCATGCGCGATGACGTGACGGTTTCTGCTCTCGGGACCTGGCTCGACGAGCTCGAACGCGAGAATCTGATCCGCCGCTACATCGTCGCCGACCGGCCATATCTGCGGCTGCCAACGTGGTTTGACTACCAGCGCCGCCGCGACTCCGCGTCGAAGTGGCCAGATCCGCCGCAAGAATTAGAGAAAGACACTGACTCCGCCGCAACTTGCGGCAACCTGCGGCAACCTGCGGCGAGTTGCGGCTCGCGCGCGCGCGCTCCGAGTGCCGAGGGCCGCATTCCGAGTGCCGGGGGCCGAGAGACGAACAAGAGCGCTGACGCGCCGGACGGTTCGGTCGCTCAACAGCCGGACCGGAGGCGAACAAAGAGCCGACGCGGGCAAAGAGCCGGACCCCCCGGAGATCAAGGCCCCCCCGCGCCGTCGAAGCGCGCGGACGGCGAGGCCGTGCTCGCCCGCATGGCCGAGGCCCAGGGCATCACCGCGGAATTCCTCGGCCTTCCGACGCTGGACTGCCGCTGGACGCTGCCGCGGCAGAAGCTCATCAGCGCCGCGCACCGCGATTACCCCGAGCACGGCGTTGCACTCGGCGTTGAGATTCTGCTCGGCTTCCGCGCGCTGGCGTTCGCGTGGTCGGCCGAGGCGCGGCTCGCGGCCTGGTCGGTCGAGGCCTTGTTCGCGCCGGTGAACGTCGGCAAGCGGCTGCAAGCGCGGGCTCGGGCGTCCCCTGCGCGCGCCGAGCCCCCGCAGAAGCCCCACGTCGAACCGTACGATTTCGGTAAAGCCATAGGAGCCAACGCATGAGCATCGCGGATCAAGTTCTCCGGGGAACGCTTGGCGGCGTGATGCTCTCCGCGCTCGACCCGCTGCGGTATCCGCTCGAGCGATACGCGCCGACCGAGGGGCGCGCGATGCGCTGGCCGTCGAGAATTGCCGCGGTTGAGGAGCGCGTTCAGCTCGAGGGCTTCTACGGCTTCTCCACGATCGTCGGCAAGCACAAGCTCGGCAAGTCGCTGCTCGCGTTCGGGAGCGCGGCGCTCGCGGCGAGCGAGGGGCTGCGTGTGATCTACGTCGACGCCGAGCTCGACGCGCTGCAACTCACGACGCGGCTCGTGAACTTCGGCGGCGCGGACTGGTATCCGCGCAACCGCGAGAACTTCGTCGTGCGGATGCTCTCGGGACCGTGCAGCTTGACCGGACTCGTCGAGGATATCGCGCTGAACGTCGGCGCGGAGACTGAGCGCGTGCTCGTCGTGCTCGACTCGATCTCGCGCATCGCGCAGCGCGTGGTGAACTTCTCGCGCGCGCCGGCTGAGAATCGGCCGTGGCGTCCGCTCGACTACTGGTCGGCGCTGAATCTCGTGATCGACTGGTGCGCGCAGATCCGCCGCGCCGCACCGACACAGATTGGTGTCCTCGTGACGAGCGAGGAAAACCAGCATGGCACGTCGAAGGGTCAGCAGATCGAGTACGCGGGCGATATGGCGCTGCGGATCAAGGGCGAGGCGGGCAGCGACGTGGTGGCGCTCTCGGTGCCGTTCTCCCGCGAGGGCGGCGACGGGGAGCTGGGCATGTACCGGCGCGACTTCCGCTCGGCGCGGTTCGTCCGGTGCGATCGCATCGAGGCTGACGAGCACAGGCCCGCCGAGTGGCCACTGTGAAGCGTCATGCACGTCTCCTCGCCGAGCTAGAGCACACGCCGCTGCTCACGGCCGAGATCGCCGAGCGCTGCGACTGCTCGGCGAAGGCTGCACAGCAGCGAGTCACGCGCGCGCGGCGCTCTGGCTGGATCGTGGGCACGGCGGCCGGCCGAGGTAGTCAGCTGCGCTACTCGCTCACGCGCGACGGGCGAAAGTACCTGACGGCGCTACGCGGGGGCGAGAGACGCGCCGCCCTGCGCGCGAACGCGGCGCTGCAGCGCCAACGTGTCGCGCCTACGGTCGCGAAGCGCGCGGCGAAGTCTCTGTCGGCGGAGACTCGCAAGCGCTACGCGGAGGCGAGCGCCGCGCACGTCGCGTTACAGCGCCGGCTCGGGCTCTCAGACGAGCTGATCTTCGGCGCTCTGCCCGGCGTACTCCCGACGAAGCGGGGCATGGCGTGAGTCACCGCTACGCTGCGCGCGTCGATCCCGGCCAGGCGGCGATCGTTGAGGCGCTGCGCAGCGCTGGCGCGCTCATTGGATTCTGGGGGACTGCCGGCGCCGCGGATCTGGTCTGCGCATACCGGGGCAGAGTGTTTTTGCTCGAGGTCAAGGAGCCGCTCGGCCCGGCCGGCGGCTCGAGCCGGCGCGGCCAGCATCTGACCCCGGCGCAGGAGCGGTGGCACCAGCGCTGGCGCGCCTACGTCACGATCGTGCGCTCGGTAGAGGACGCGCTCGAGGCAGTCGGCCTGCGAGCGATTACCGACAGCCGAGTGTCCGTGGCAAGGGCCGCGGACGATCGGCTGTCTTGAGCCGTCCTGCGACGGCGGAGGCAACATGGGAGAGTTTCAGATCGGCGACACGGTGCGCACCAAAGGCGGTGCAGCGCGCACCACACTTTTCGAGGTGGTGGGGCTTCCGGTCCCACACGAGCGCGACAAGGCGGGCAACATCACGCAGGAGCGCGATGGTCGGCTCCACGTCCGGTACAAGGACGACCCGAGCCACGTCTGCCACGTGGACCCGGCGCTGTACGAGGTCGTGGCGGTCGCGCCGGAGACGGCCGCGCCGGAGACGAGCAGCCGGTCGGGGAGGGCGGCGCGAAGCGAGGCATGAGCCCGCTCGGGCTCGGTTGCACGCGCGCGCCGGGATGCACTCCCCGGCGCGCGCTTTTCGTTGATGCCGAAACAGCCGAGTCTCGCCCAAACTCGCACCAGATTAGCCAATTCGCACTTTCCGCTTGCTCAGCCAGCTCAGTGACGTATCATCCGTCTCATACGACGCGCCTCGGTCGATACCAGGGGCAGGGAGATGGAGATGACGGACCTCCGATACACCCGCGAGACCCTGGCTGGTCGGCTCGCAAGCTGCGATCGCGACGGATTTCCGGGCTCGCGCGCTTGGAGTCGCGAGCGAGAGGCCATCAAGGCGCTCGCGGACTTTGATGCCGCGCACCCAGAGATCATCGCGGCGATCAATGCCGAGCACAGTGCGCGCGTCGCGGCCCGCTCGATCCCGGCGGGTGGGCGATGAGCATCACCTACGCACCGGACGGGATGGCCGTGATCGAGCACGATGGAGTAACCATCCAGCTCGTCGATGACGCCGTAGAGACTGGGCGGCTACTCGAGGATCGACAGCATCAGCTCGGCTACGTCGAGTGGCGAGCAAACGGCCTGACGGATCGCGGCGAGCGTGCCGTGGTGTACTGGCTGCTGATCGACGACGGCGAGACGCTGCCCGAGGACTACGACTGGAGCGACGTTGATCGGATCGCCCGATGACCGCGACCCGCACGCGCACGCGCAAGGTCGCGGTCGAGGAGCGCCGCTGCGCCGTCTGCCGTGCGTGGTTCGCGCCGCGCCGCACGGATGCGCGCGCGTGCTCGAGCGTGTGCCGGATGCGCGCGAAGCGAGCCCGCGACCGGGACTCCAGGGCTAAGCCACTACGGGCGTGACCGCCGGCTGCGCGAGCTGCGCATGCGGCCGATCTGTCCGTGGCCACGGCCAGCGCCCGCCCCAGCCGAGCCCGTTGCGCTCGCAGGCTGCTCCGTAAGCGCCCCACGGATGATCCTCGCCGTACGGCTCGGGCCCCAGAAACGCGCAGTCCATCGCCCAGCCCAGGCCGTCAGGCCCCGGCAGATGGTGCCCGTAGCCGATCGTGCTCGACACCCAGGTCACGATCTTGCCGGGCCGGGTCCGCCCCTGCGCGTAGAGGTGATCCTGCCGCGCAAGCGATCGTCGGCCCTCCACGAGCCGCATCGGATGGCCCGCTGACTCCATCGTCGCGCGGATGATCGTCCACGCGAAGCGCAGCTCGGGCGTGAGGTGGGCGGGATCGCGATCGGGCTCGAGGTCTACCACGCGGTCAGGAGCGCGGCTTCGCGGGCCGCACGCGCCGCCGCCGCGCGCTGCTTCCGCGCAGCCGCCGCCGTGCGCTGGGCGTCGAGCTCGACCGCGCGCGCCGTAGCGAGCGAGTCGAACACGCCAACCCAGCGCCCCGCGTGGAGCCATTCGGGAGCCGGGTCCGCATCGGTCGCGGAGTAGACGAGCACCGCGTCCAGCTCCTCGGTGGGAGGTGCGTCGAGGGTGAGGCCGGGGCCGAGCAGCCAGACGCGGAACTCCATGCGCGGGTACGTGGCGCGGTGGATGTAGAGGCGGCCGTATTGGCCGGAGGCAAAGATCCGGCAGTAGTCCGCGAGTGTCATGGGATCTCCTCAGCCGCTCGCAAGCGGCGCAGTTAAGTCATCGTCGCCCGGCCGCGCGGAGCCGCGCCGCGAGCGGGGCCGCGAAGTGTGCCATGCACGTGCGGATCAGGACGTACTCGCTCGCGCCGGGCACCCCCGTGAAAGCGTAGGCCTCGAAGCAGAAGTCCGAACAGTCGCACCCGCAGACCGTGCAGAGCACCGGAACGGTCGGCACTCGCATGTTCTGGCTGCCGATGCCGAGGTCGCGGACCCGCACATCGTCGCCCTCGCGCAGCATCATAGTAGTTCTGCTTGGTGCGAGGTCTGGGGCGCGGCTGGCTGCGAGAATAGTTCCTGCTGAGCGAGACGCCGCACAGCCATCTCGCAAAACCGCTCTTCCAATTCGATTCCCACCGCACGACGGCCGAGCCGCTTCGCAGCGACGAGCGTGGTTCCAGCTCCCGCAAACGGATCCAGCACTAGGTCTCCCGGCGCAGAGTGGAGCCGAATAAAAACCGCCATAAGCGCGATCGGCTTAGGCGTTGGGTGTCCATCGGCGGGAGGCTTGATCCCGCTGATGCGAAGAACGTTTGGCTGGGCGTTGCCGCCAAACCATCGACACGCGGCACCGGGCTTCTCGCCGATCAGCACCAGCTCATAGTTCCGTCTGTAATGCCAGCCCATCCCGAGCCCGCCCTTGTCCCACACGACGGCGTGCTTGAAGCCGAGCAATTCGTCGAGCCAGAGTGACCAGCGCGCGAATTGAGGATCGGGACCGCCGCCGCAGCAGCAGCAGCAGCAGCAGCAGCCCGGTTTGAGCAGTCGCGACGCTTCGGCGAACGCGAACCTAACGAGATCATTTGCTTCGGGACCGTCGTTCGCGATTGGCCGCGCTTCGGCGTCCGTGGTGGCGCGAATGCCCAAAGCCGCCTCCCGCCGATGGGCCAAGTCGCCGTTGTTGTTGTTGTGCCCGTAGGGCGGATCCATCAGCACGAGGTCCACCGACGACGGAGCGAAGATCGGCAAAATCTCTCGGCAGTCGCCGTGGTAGATCGTGACGCCCTGCTCGCTGTAGTAGGGCATCACGCGAGCATCGTGTCGCTCGGGCCGGTCTCAGCCGGCACGGTGACACCCTGCGCGAGCAGCGCTGTGACGCCCTCCGCGCGAATGCGCGCCTCGTCCCACTCGATCGCGCCGATGCTGTGACCCGGGTCGAGCCAGTCGAGCACGGCGTTGAGCGGCCGCGCGAGCCCGAGCCAGGCAGAGCGCGGGATCGTGCCGCCGTGATGTAGCTGGAGCTTGCCGAGGCGCGAGCTGATCGTCTCGTCGGGATTCCCGCCGGCCAGCGCGTTGCCGAGCTGGTCGAGCGCGATCATCACTCCCCACGTCCAGCGCCGCACGCCCGATCGCTCGCCGACCTGACTCCCGGCCATGTCAGTCTTTCTTTGCGCTCGGCGCAGCAGCGGTCCCGCCCGCGACGGCCGCGATCAAGCCGACGATGATCTTCTCGGCCAGCGAGCGCCCGGTCGGCATGCCGATGACTGTCGCACCGGCCATCCCGGCCATGACGATCAGCGAGCGCATCGAGTTCGTGAAAAACTCAGGATCGTTCCAGAGCTGTGAGAAGTACCCTTTCACTCAGCCCCCCCCTTTTTGCCGTCGCCGTCGCGCATGACTTCCCACATGAGATACCGGCCTTCCAGCGTCGCGATCCGGTCGGTGTGATCGTCGAGTCGCGGAAACACCTTCTCGCCGATCAGCACTTGCACTTTATCGACGCTCTGCTGCAAACCGCGCACCTGGAGCGCGAGGTAGAGCAGCGCGAGCGCGATCAGCGCGCCCGAGATACCGCCGGACCGGATCAGCTCAACGAAGATGGTGTCGAGCATCAGGTCACCTCCACCACGAGCAGATCGATCAGCCCGTCCGTTCTGAGCACCGTCTCGATCACACGCGCCTTCTTGAGCGTCGCCCACGGCGGCGTGAACTGCACCAGGTCGCCGCGCTCCAAGTCGTAGCCGTCCTGCCACGGGACGCCGTTGATTCGCCAGAGCGCCGCGACGCGCGCCAGCTCCTGCGAGTAGTAGCCCGCGATCTCGGTCGCGGTTGCCGCGCTCTCGATACTGAGCAGCCCGACCGCGCTCGCATCGTGGCGGCCGAACTTCGTCTCGGCGGCTGCGACCGTCGTCTGCACCGCAGAAAGAAACGCATCCGCGCCTCTCCCAAGATCGGCACGCCACTGGTACAGATACCGGGTGCGCGTCAGCAGAGCGTCGGCGTCGCGGCCCTCTTCGGTGAGCACCTGCCACTTCGTCAGCGTGCGCCCGTTAACTCCCTCGACGAGTGCAGGCCAAGCGTAGGTCGAGAGCGCGGCAGCCAGCCGGTAGGTGGTCGCGGCCGTGCGCTCGTCCGCTACGAGGTTCGCGCGGCTCTCGTAGCTGAGCGCCGCGAGCACGTCGAGCACGTTCTCGCCGAGCTCGCGCAGATCGACACCGTGCGCGTTGTCGTCGAGATAGGTTGCACCGCAGAGCGTTGCGAAGCTTGAGTCGAGCGCGCCGTGCCCGAGCGCACAGAGATCCGCGAGCACATAGCGCAGCATGTCGGGCGCTTTATCGATGAGGACGCCACCTGCAACGCTGTAGCTGGTCGTTGGAGTTGCGACGCGCTTCTGCAAATTGTCGACGTAGACCGTCCCGGTCTTGATGCCAAGCACCTCGAAGCCAACCGTCTCAACATCGGTCGGCGATACTGCGGCGCCGAATGCCGTAGCCGTTTTTTCAATTGTGACGAAGGCCCCGCTGGTCAGTTCAATGGCACCGATGTCGAAGTACCAGTAGGTCGCTGGCTTGGTTGTTGTGACACCTGCGGTATTGGAGAAGTAGACGCGTAGAGTAGCGCCCGGATCTACCGTATCACCTCGAACGTCAACCCTGTATGCGTTGCCGTCGGCGGCGAGATTCAGCGTCCCGGTGGTGGCGTTTCTTTGCAAGATTGTTAGTTGAGTAGGTACCCTGTAGACTTCATCTATATACAAAACATCGCCACTGGTTTTTGGTGCGACTTTGTTTGTATAAATCCAAATGCTGCTTCCGGTGTTGATTGATCCGGCAGAGCCATCGGCCACTAGCGGGTCAAATGTCATTGTGTTCCATGTGTCGTAGGCAATGTCGGCAGCGCCTATTTGCCACATCCGATAGTTGGTTGTTGAAAAGCCAGTCGTGTTACTCAAATAAATCCAGACCTTCTCCTCTGCTCCGGTGAAGTAACCCGACACAAAGTACATTCCCAGACGTAGCACGCACCCTGTGAAGTCTTGGTTTGACGAAAACACCCGCCATGCGTGCCCCTCATTGGAATTGCTTGTAGTTATTTTTATAGATTTTCCAACCTGATAAACAGATCCATTGTTGCTAACACTTACATTCACATGCCCCCAGCTAGATTGATCGCTATCGCAGTTGAGTATTAGAGTCGGAGCTGTCGGAGCGCTGCAAACAAACTTCTGCGATTCGGTGCCTTCGGTTTTGATTGTCGTTTCGTCGGTGCGCGTGCCGTTCAAAACACTCCAACCCGTAGTATCATCCCAGCCATAACCAGCAGACCAAGTGTAGTCAGTAGTCGGCCCGTCCACGTCCGCGAACAGTTCTAGACCGAGGCCAACTCGAGCGCTCTTGATCTCGACCTCGCCCTCTGACTCCTCCCAGATCTCGATCCGCTCGACCTCGTAAATGATGCTGCCCGTCGTCACGGTCATGTAGATGTCGGTATCCATCTCGGCCGGTACGGTGGTCGCATACTCGAACCACTCAACAGTCGTCGCACCCGTCACGTTGTCAGCAGAGAACACGTTCGCGCCTGCACTGGTCGTGCGCAGCGTCCAAGAGTCTGCGGTTTGCAAAGACAGGTAAGCACGATGAACGACTTCGACAAGGACGCGCCCTTCAACCGGCGTGTATCGGTAGCCGAGCTGCACAGCGGGAGACGTGATCCCCGTCGTCAGGTCGCCGTCTACGGTAAGGTCCCAGCTCGCATGCGCGCTCGTCACCTGCGATGTAGCCACCCGCGTTTCCGCTACCCGTACCGGACCGCCCGTGTAGGTTTCGACTCTGCGCACCTGTTGAATAGATGACGACGCGCTACACACGAATCCCATCGTGGTGCCCATGTAGCTTTCTGTGTTGGTCGTCCAACGCCACCAGTCCGTGACAGTCCCTGCTGCTGAGTTTGTAATCGTATAAACGACAGATGAACCGCTTGGCCAGTGGAATTGGATGATTCCAGTAGTGAGCAGAGTTGCGTAGACTTCGTACGTAACCTCGGTCAGTACGCGACCACTTACAGCAGGCCATGTCATGTAGGTACGCGCGGGCGTAACGTCACCCGTAATAAGGCTCCCGTCACGCATCGCGTTGCCAGCAGCACCCACCGCCAGATCGTCATCAGTCGCGCGTCGCGTTTCTTGCAGCACGCCAACAATCGCTGGTTTCTGTCCCACCTGAGCAAGCGAGTCGAGCATCGCCTGGATCTCGCTTGAAGTGAGCGTGATCGACGCCACCGTCTTGCCGGAGATCGTCGTCACATCAGCGAGCCGAATCGTATAAGGTGAGGTCAGTCGCGTCAACGCACCCGTGTACGGATCAGACACGTATACGTTGCTGATCGCACTCGCTCGGATAGCCGACGCGATCCATACTCCAGAGGTAACGACCTCAACAAGCAACTGCCCTGCCGACTGTCCGTTGAGCATTCCAGAAACGCCCGTCAGAATGTTTCCGCTGTTCCCGGTCCACGAGATCAGGTTCGTGCCGACGCGCGCACCGTTCGTTGCAGACGCCGCCAAGCCGCTCGCATCGGTGAGTAGCAGCGTAGAAGAGCCGGAGATCGCTGCTCCTGCAAGCGTCGTCGTCCAGCCCACCGACCACCCGACGCACTTCACGCGCTTCACCGATCCGAGGCAGATCGGCAGCCGATTGCCCAAGTCCCTCGGGTCGTTCGTGCTCGGCACGTCCGCGTAGATCCACGGGATTTGCGGCAGCTCGGCCACGCACTCGAGCACGATCTTTTGCTCGTTCCCCGCGCCCACCGACGCCACCTCGCCGCGAAAGATCCACGTCTGCTCGGTCCCGACGAGCGCGGAGAGATCGTTGAAGCTCGCGCCCGCGCCCCGGTCCACGAACACCTGCGCGATCTCGATACGTGAGTGCTCGAGGTTCTCAGCGCGCAGCGTCTGGTACAGGTACGTGCCCGTTTCGGGCTGCCAGTTGCGCAGCGTGATCATCCTGCGTCGCCGTAGCGCGCTCTCGATCCCGCCGCCGCTCATCGACGGCAGGTGGTTCATCGTGTCGCGCCCAGGGTCGAGCTTGAGCAGCCACGGCTCGAACTGCTGCGTCGTGCCGAGGTTCGCCCAGTCGTAGAGCCGGGCGCCGTCCGAGAAGTAGCGCGTAGCCTGCACGGTCAGCGCCGCGCGGTCGCTGTACGTCGTGAGCTTGCACAGCGTCACGACCGAGAGCGCCGTGCCCGCGAGCAGCGCCGCCTGGCCGGCGTCGAGCGGTTTCATGCGCTCGCCTTCGGATAGCAGGCATCAGGCAGCGGCTCGCCAGAAAGCAGTGACCGAACACCCACCGGCAAGCGTGCGATCCATTCGCCAAGCTTGCACGCTACGACCGCTTCCGCGCGAGTCTCATAGGCAGCCTCTAGCGACCAGCGCGCGTATGTAACGCCGTCGCCGGCCTCGGTAGTTCTACCCACGAGCCAAATCTCAGTCATGCGAGAACCTCAAGCAGCCGCAGCGTGACTTTGAAATTCATGCCCGTTGGACTCGCAGGCGCGCCGTAGTCCTGCTCGAACTCGAGGCCACCGAGGAGCTGCATCAGCATCGCGCTCTCGCTGTCGTCGGGCGGGTCAATGTAGACCGGATACAGCCCGTTGCGCGTCTCGGTGCGCAAGTCCGTGAAGACGAGCAGGTCGGCACCGCTGAGCGCCCGGTATGTGAACTCGAAGTAGCGCCGCTCGCTGCCGAGCTCGAGCCGGTACGTCTCGCCGCTGCGCATCTGCGCCTCGAACTGGTTCGCGACCCGCGCGTCTTTCCATGACGGGTCCGGCCCGCGCGTGGTCGTGCGCAGCACTGACAGCCACAGCTCTGGAAAGCTCCACGCACCCGACGCGGGCACCGTCACGCTCAGGTAGCGCGCGGTCAGCGCGGTCAACGTCAGCACGCGCAGCCCCGCGGCCTGCGCGGTCGGGCCGTAGATCAGCGTGCCCGTCACGCCGTCGGGCGGGTCGCTCGTGTGATGCCGCACCTCGAGCGTGTTCGTGCTGATCGTGTGCCCGCTCGGGATGATGAGCCGGTCTGGCTGCGGCAGCGCCGCGAACGACGCCCCCCTGTCCGCCTTCACGAACTGATTCGCTTCCGCAGCGTTGAACGTGCCGAGCCGTCCGAGGCCCGAATCGTAGACGTAGGCGCGCGGATTCAGCGTCGCGAACGTCGAGCCGCCGATCGCGGCGACACCGGCCGAGCGCAGCGCGTGGTGGAAGTAGAAGCGCGGGTTGCGGTAGGCCATCAGCCGCCGAACCTGCCGAAGCCCGGCTCGCTCGTGAGCCGCGACCCGCCGCCCGGAAGATTCACTCTCGTGCCACGCGAGACGAGCGTGCCACCCGCTGCGACGGCTGCATCAGTGGCTACACCTCGCCCCTGCACGCGTGCGAGGTAGTCGAATGCCTGCGCGGTGAAGACCACCTGCTGCTGCACCTCGCGAAGTGACGCGACGACCGCCGCCTGAGCAGAGATTGCGGCTTGAGTCGAGGCGGTCCAGCCGTCCGTGGCATCGCCGATGCCGTCGATCCCGTCTTTGGTCTGGACGATCGTGTCCCCCGTGATCCGCATCAGACGGTCAAGCTCTTCCCACTTCGCCGCCAGCTTTGCGGCGTCTTCTTCAGCAGTGCGCGCAAGCGTCACGCCAAGCTCGGCCGCAAGCTTCTCCACGTCGCTCATCGACGTTGCCCAGATCGAGTTGACCCGCGTGTTGCGGTCTGTGATCTCGGCAAGCGTCGTAACCGTGCGCGTTAGAGTCTCCGTCTCAGCAGCCAGCTTCGCCTGCGCATCTGCCGCCGCACCAGCCTTGCCGCGCATTTGATCAAGCACGTCGCTGTAGACGTTGAGCGCGCCGGACGCCAGATCGAGAATTACGGCTGCGAGCTTAGACTGCGTGAGGTACTTGCCCTGCGATTCAAGCGCCTCGTCGTAGGAGTTGCCGAGCTTGTCGATCTTTCCTGCGTAAGTCTCGAGCTGAGCCAGTGCCGCGCCGCTCGTCGCAGCATTGATCGCCGCGATCCCCTCGCCGCTCTTCAGTGCCGCGTCACCCATCGTCTTTAGCGACGGCACGAGTCGATCGACGCCCCGCGTAAAGCCGTTCACCGTTCCAGACACCTGCCGAGCGGCGGTGTCCAGGTCGATCCCGGTCGCAGCGGCGAGATTCACCGTCGCCTGAGTTGCAAGCTTGAGCTGCTCTGCGGCGACTCCATAAGTGGCGAGTAACGCCTGCGCACTCGCGATAGCATCGTCGCTGAAGCGCGAGCTGCCTTGTAGCGCATCGCGTTGCTCTTGCAGCGCCTCTGTCATGGCGACTGCCGCTGGCCCTGCGTTTTTGAGCGCGTTCGCGAGCTTCGCGATAGCCTCTTCGTCTTGCGCTGCCGCCGCGATGCTGTCTTTCAGCACCTTGACGAGCACCGCTGCCGCAGCCGATGCAGCGAGCGTCGCTGGCGTGATCGAGCCTATGCCAGTCACTAGCCCAGCGAGGCTTTTGTCTACCTTCTGAATCGTGGCGGACGCATCATCAACAGCCGTCAGCCGCGTCTTGACTTCAAACTCGCGTGCCATGCGGCTCCTAGTAGAAGATCAGCTCGAATTCGGCATTCGCGCTCGTCGCCGTCGCCTGAAGCTCGATCGTGCGCGCGACACTCGGCCCGAGCTTCGCAACCTCCTGGCTCTTGAGGTTCGGGTTGTTGAAGTTGATCCTCCAATCCACCGCCGCGCTCGAGATCGCAGTCGCTGCACCGACGACGAATGTCACGTCATCTGTCGTCGCGACCGTCGCTGCAAGCAGCGTGTCCTCATAGTCCTCGTCACCTGTGTCCGCGTAGAGCGTCGCCGACAGAGACACGTCACGCGCAGTCTGGCGCTTCGTGATACCGCCCACCGCATTCGAGTCGGGCACTTCCTCGATCCTGTTGTCGAGCGTGATAGTCATGTCCGAGAATCCGCGCGCCGCCGCACCTATGCCGAAGCTGTGCGCTGCGCTCGCGAGTACCGGTGCGCTCGTCGTCGATACCGTCGAGTACGCGAACGTCGGCAACGTCACCGTGGCATCGTGGCTAGACAGCGTGCCCTCGATCTCGAATGTCCACAGCGCGATCTCGCCTGGTGTCAGCGCCATCGTCAGCTTCGCCGTGCAGTCGTAGATGATGTAGAGCACCGCGCCCGTGCCCGTACCGACCCAAATCTTGACCGTGATGTTCGCCGCCGACGCGGGCACGTAGGAGTGGCCGACGCCCGTTCCCCACGCGCTGCCAGTGAGCCCCGCCGAGCGAAGCAGCGCGTTCAATCCAGGGTAGTGAGTGGAAACGTCGAAGTCCGCATCCACCGTCGGGTTGCTCGAGGTGCGGCCCGAGCCCTTCGCTTGGACCGTGATCGAGAGCTTGGCGACCTCGCGCCGCACGAAGCTCGGAAACTGCGCGGTAAAGCTCGATGTGATAGGCGCGACGGCCGAGTCAATGCGCTCGAGCGCGAAGTCGATGCCGCTCTCGCCGATGCCACTGCCCGCGTCGCCGAGCACTATGCCATCGGCTGCGAGTGTGAGCGCACCACCCGTCGCGAAGACTTCGGGCGTGCCATCCACAGCCTGCACCTTCGCGGCGAGTCCGATGCCCCAAGTGATCTGTGCCATGAGTCGCTCCTATGACTTGAGAAGTAGTTTCACGCGCGCGCTGAATGAGATCACGTTGCCCTCGCGCTCCGGCGCGGTCAGCACGATCGCGGAGTCGCCGCCCTCCAGCGCGTAGATGTCTGGATTCACGCCCGCCAGATAATTGCCAAGCAAGTAGAAGCCGCGATCGCCAAGCGCGCGCAGCAGCGTCTCGGCTAGATACGGTGAGTCAAGCAAGTACGGTGACTCGAAATTCGGATTCGACAGGCGATGTCTGAGCCAGATCGTCAGCTCGTAGCCGTAATACGCGACGTTTGAATCGACACCCAAACGCTTGCCGGTGTAGGCCCACGCGATCGACGAATAGATGGCACCTGGGATCAGCCGGTCCCTGTCCGTCACGAGGTTCGACGAGATCGGGAAGATGGTTTGACCGACCACAGCGCCGAGGTTGATCCCGATCGTCCCGATCGTCACGTCGATCAAGACGACACCTTGACGCCTGTGAAAGTGAACGCGCAGACGTAGAGGCCCTTGCCTTCTTCGTGCTCGATCCCGTCGAGCTGCACACGCGACTGCTCGAGCACGCCGTTGACGGTCTGGTCCGCCTCGATCGACGCCGCGAGTCCGCCGTAGTCCGTGAGCAGCTGCGCATGCATCGAGTCGCGCCGCACGATCAGGCCCGTCACCGTCACCGTCGAGCGCACCTGGCGGAAGATGAGCGCCTCTTGCTGCTCCGCCTCGTTGTACAGGAAGACATGCGGGAACTCGCCCGCCACGATCTGACTCGCCGGTCGCCAGCCCTGCTCGACGCCGAGCACGCCCGCAGGCAGCGACGGCACCACGAGCCGCAGCTCCACCTCGAGCTGCGTCAGCACGTCGCCGACGAGGCTCATCGCGCCGCCTCGGTGACGGCCTTGTCCATCTCGGCGAGTAGCATCCCCTCGAAGCGTGGCGAGACGGCCGCGACCGCGGGCGCGAGGAACGGCCGCGGGTGCCCGTTCGTGCCCAGCTCGTGAACGCGCGCATAGACGAGATCAGAGCCAACGTCGAGCCACTTCGGCAACCCCGTGTGATTCACGGCGCGATTGAAGTCACCATTCGCGCCAAGTGACCGACGCAGCTCTCCCGTGCGCGACGTCAGTCTGGTCGGATGCGGCTTCGTATCCCGCAGCTTGCCCTTGCCTCCGCGCGGACCCGCAGGTCCACGAAAGCGCCCGCCACGGATGATCTGATTCTTCGCAGCGTCGGCGAGCACCGCGTAGCCCGCTTTCAGCAGGAACTTCGAGACGAACACGCCTTGCTTCGGCGCCCTCAACGTCGTGAGCACGTCACGCAGGTGCGCGAGCTGCTCTCGATTCACGCTCACCTTGATGCTAGTCCCGGCCATCAGAAGATCCGCCTGTAGCCGTTCATCGAGGCGCGCACGCCGGGATACCAGTCCTCGACCACAAACGCAGTCGAGCCGCCGCTCGCTTCCGCGCGCTGAGCCTCACCGAATCGGTCGCCGCCCTTCTGGTACTGCGTCCAGATGTACCGCGACTGGAGCAGACACGCGCTCACCAGCGCGGCCGGAATCGTCGCGTAGCCTGCGGTGTAGTCCGCCTCGACGTGGTAGCTGCCGCTCGGCCAGCCGCCCGCGCTGTAGAGCACGCCCTCGGGAAGCTGCGCCACGTAGTCGGCCGTTGCGACCACCGATCCGTCTACGCGCACTTCCTGCACGCTGATGATCGGCCGATGGTTCAGTACGAGACGGGACGCCGCCTGAGCGAATGAGTGGCGCTCCACGCTGTAGACTGTCTGTGTGATGTCGCGCTGCATGTAGCGCTGCATCGCGCCGGTCGTGTTCTCAATGATGAGCGTCAGCTCTGCGTCGTAGGTCGTGACTGTGATGCCCGCGAAGCTCTTGATCTGCGCCAGTGTGCAGAACGTCGTCGTCGCCGCCGCTGAGCCGACGAGCGTCTCGAAGTAGCCGCCGAGATAGCTCGCCGCGTTGCCGCCCGTCGGACCCGAGACGACGCGCACGAAGATCGTTGCGCCCGAAGCGACCGCGAAGCTGCCCGTCGCGACGCCAACCTTCGTACCCGCTGTGATCGTGGCCTGGATGTAGCCCGTCGGCGACGCGCCCGTCACGTCCTGCACGCGCAACACGAGCGAAGACCCGACAGGAGCAATATCCACCGTCGGCGCGAACCGCACGACGGTGAGCCCCGACAGCGCGGGCGCGACGACCTGCACCTCGTCTGCCGCGACGAGGCTACCGTCCTTTGCGAACGGTAGCGCGCTCACAGTGACACCTCGCACCATGAGCCGCGTTTGACCGTTGCCGCACTCGCGTTGACTTCGCTTCTCGACCGGATCGCGAGCGTGCCACCGGACCCGGAGATGACGACCGACCCGTGGATATGCGCCGTGAGCCGCGTTGCACCGCCGCCCGTGGCCGGGTTCGTGTTCGCGTCGTATGCGGTTTCAGCGGCGTAGAACGACGCGGTTGTCGTTGTCGCTGTCTCAACGCCGAAATCGAGCGCAGTAGATGTCGGCCCGTTCAAGCTGAGCTGGAGTGCGGTGGTGCTAACCGCCGTGGTGTAGGTCAGCATGCACTTGAAGTAGTAGGTCGTGCTGGCGTTCACGGCCATCGTCAGTCCGGTCACGTCGGCAAAATTGAGCGTCGAGTTGGCAACGTCCGCCGTGACGCGCAGCAGCGTGATCCCCGTGTTATCCGTGCCGCATGAGAACGTGTTCGCGCTGTTGTCGTAGAGCAGCTTGGAGGTCGTCGCGGCGGAGCAGCTCGGCAGTGTCTTCGGCACCCAGTCGGTAGTCGAAGCGCCGACCAGCACCGCGTCCTCGGCCGAGGCTGTCTCGGTCGTGCCGCCCTGCCCGATCGCGACCGTGCCGGAGATGTTTGTGAACGCGGGCTGCGTGCAGGTCGGCGCAGCGTTGCGAGTGAGCGTGGACGCCCAGGTATTCGCACCGCACGCGCCGACGCCCGAGTACGCGGGCGTGATGCTGGCATCGGGAATCGCGGCGACCGTGCTGCCCGTGAGCGAGCCATCGGCGAGGTCGTCCAGGTCAGCGTCCCAGGCTTGCACGTTGGTGCCAATGACCGCGCCGATCGAAGTCCGCAGCGCCGATGCGTCTGCATCGTCGAGCAGGCCGCGCCCGGCGGCGGTGGTCGCGAGAGCAGCGATCGAGTCTAAATCAGCGTCCCAGGCTTGCACGTTGGTGCCAATCACGGCACCGATCGAAGTCCGCAGCGCCGATGCGTCTGCGTCGTCGAGTAAACCGCGCCCGGTCGCCGTCGTCGCGAGAGCAGCGATCGAGTCTAAATCAGCGTCCCAGGCTTGCACGTTGGTGCCGATGACCGCACCGATCGAAGTCCGCAGCGCCGATGCGTCTGCGTCGTCGAGTAAACCGCGCCCGGTCGCCGTCGTCGCGAGAGCAGCGATCGAGTCTAAATCAGCGTCCCAGGCTTGCACGTCCGTTCCGATCACGGCACCGATCGACACTCTCAACGCAGTCGCATCGGCATCGTCGAGTAGGCCACGCCCGGTAGCGGTCGTGGTCAGCGCAGCGATCGAAGTCAGGTCGGCGTCGAGCGGCTGGTAAATCGCGGCGATCTCTGCGTCGCGGGCGATAGCAGCGTCGATCGTGAACAGATCGCTCGCCAAGTCGAAGTCCGTGGCGCTGAAGCTCGCGAAGGGCAGGTCAACGCCAACCTTGGCCTTCGTGACCGCCAGTCCTCCGCCCGCGCTCGACGACGTGTTTGATTGACCGCCGCCAAGATCGCCGTCGATGATCGCCTGCTGTAGTGACTTGCCGCTGTCGATCAGCACGTCCCGGTCGTCGATGCGCACCTGCGCGTGCGCGTAGAGCGGCACGATGAGCAGCAGCATGAGCGCGAGCCTACCGCGCACGGTCGAGGCCCCCGCGATCCATGCGATCAAAGCCACCGCGCAGCATGCGCCCCAGCCCCGCACGCTGCTGCCGCTCGAGCTCCAGCCGGCGCTGCTCACGCAGCTCTGCCTGCTTCGTCGGCCGCGACTTCTCGCGCTTCGGCTTGTCGCGATTCTTCGCCATCGTCGAGACCCCTCGGACGAGAACCCGCCGACCCGGGCACCGAAGCACCCGAGTCGGCGGCGCGTGTCACTACGCGATTGTCGCCAGGCCCAGCTGCTCGCGGAACGCATCCTCGATCACGACCGCGCCGTCGAAGCGCGCCGCAACCTTCATCTCGATCTCATCGTTTGCGAACCGGCTGTGCGCGCTCGTCTCGATGAAGAGCTCGTCGTCGATCAGCGCCGCGTACTGCCTGAGGTCGCCGCACATCAGCCGCGTCGCGGCCGTGAACGGAAGATCCAGGATCGGCTTGTTGAAGATCGTGCCTTCCGCTCCGGGCTCGTCGCCCACCACGCGCGACGTGAAGCCGCCCGGTGTCAGCACGGGTCCGTTGCCGCCCGTGATGCGCAGCGCCGAGAGCAGCGCGAGCATCCCGCCCGCGCCCATGAAGCAGAAGCTCGGGCTCTGCCGGTAGGGCTTGGGCACCGAGAAGTAGAGCGCCGCAACGTCCGTGTAAGTCAGGACCGTCGAGGTGATCTCCGCCGTCTCGGTGATCGTCGCGCTTTCGAGCGACTCGGTGATGTTCGGCGGCGTCCCGTTCGACGTACAGAACTGCTCATCGTAGACCGCGCCGAGCCGCTCTCCCGCGCGCTCCGCGAAGAACGCTGCGACGTTGAACGCCGCATCGTTCCCCGACTCACGCGACCACCGGAAGAGCCCCGCGCACTTCTTCTTGCTCAGCAGCGTCGCCGCGTTCGTCGGCTCCCCCTGTGTGAGTGCACCCGACTCCGCGACCATGGTCATGGTGGCGTTCCCGCTCGTCGGCACGCGCAGCGTCTGCGCCGTGCTGCGCAGTACCTCCACGCGCGACAGCAGAACCGAGGCCCGCGACCGCTGCAAGAAGATCATGTTCGCGAGCGGCAGAGGCACCAGCGACCCGGCCGTACCCGCCGCGAGACCGGAGCTTGCGTCCGGCGTGCCCTCGGCGAGGGTCGCGCGGCCGTACAGCTTCTTGATCTCGTCGAGCGACTTCATCGCGCGCGCGTAGTTCTGCGCCAGGTGCGGCTCGCTGATCGCGCGGATCCACTCGGACACGTGGTGGTCCGAGTCGGGCGAGCGCCACTCCGCCATCTCCGGGTCGCGGTGCTTGAGCCGCTGGTACTCGTAATGGTACGGGCTCCTGATGCGCGCGGCACTCAGCGCCGGGGTGCCGCCGAACACGCCCGCGTCCGCGAGCTCCTTCAGCCGCGCCACGTCGCTCTGCCGCATCTCCGTGACCGCCTCGCGCACCGCCTTCGCGGCGTTCTCGGTCACTTGCGCCAGGCCCTCGTTGACCATCGCGCGAACCGCTTCGAGGTTCGCTGCTTCGATTCCGTTCTGCGGAATTACTTTCTCGCTCACTGCTATCTCCCAGCCGCCGCTCGCGCGTTGGCGCGTAGCACCGGCATCAATGCGTCACCATGGGCCGAGAACGCACTCGCGATCTCCGCGCGCACCTGATCGAGCGACGGACTCACGGGCGCGGCCGTCTCAGCCGCTGCGCGCGCGAGCGCCTCACGATCCGGTTCCTCGTCGGGCTCGTCCCGCTCGAGCAGCTCGTCCTCGTCCTCGTCCACGGACCCGTCATAGGTCACGAGGTCGAGCGCGAGCTCGAGCCGTTGCGTGCTCTCCCGTGTCAGCGCGTCATACGCTTCGCGCGGTAGAAGCACTCTCTTGCCCTCGCCGTACTCGACGGCGTGGAGCGAATCAGGGAGCGCGGTGTCACCACACGCGCGCAGCAGCGTGCCGAAATCATCGACGCCGAGTGCGCGCAGCTCGCCGAGCACCGCACGGAAGCGCGCGACCGTCTCGGCGGTGGGTCCAGTGACCGCGCCGCGCGAGAGCATCGCGCCGAGCGTGTCGCGCCAGAGAGTGCGCGCCGCGCCCGAGGTCTCGCGCATCCGATCCATCAGCGCTCGCGGGTCCGAACCGATCGGGACGATGCTCGCTTCGCGCAACCGCCACGTCGGGAAGTAGAACCCGTGAATCTTGCGCCAGTCGGTCTCCTTCGCGGAGTCGATGAAAGCAGGGTGATCCTTCGACAGGTTCACGCGCCGTTGTGGCTCGTCGATCGGATCCCACGAGACAGACAGCCCGCGGAAGATTTTCCGATCGACCATGTAGGCGAGATCCTGGCGAGCTTCGGCGTTCGCGCCGACGCCGCCCGTCTCGATCTGGCCGACGCCGCGGATCTGCTTCTTCGTCTTCGCGAAGTCCTGCCACGCGCCAACCGTGCCCTCTTGCCGCCATGAGTCATGGCCGAAGCACATGAGCGCGCCGGGCTCGCACACGCCGCCCGCGACGCTGAGAACGTGCCCGTCGCTCGCCTCGCCTTCGGTTGCGATCACGCCGCGCACCACGCCGCTCGCGTCGCCGTCTGCCCGTTCGATCGCCTTGTTGGTGACTCGCTCGAAGGTCATCAGAACACCACTCCAGAGACGGTGTATGACGCAGACGTGCCGGAGTTCCATAGCATCTGCACGCGGAAGACAGGCGGCAGCGCTCTCGCGACGGAGTTGTTAATTTCGGAGTTGGTAACTAAGTTACTGACCCAGCCGACCGCATAGCGTGTTTTTCCAGTCGCAGTGATCGCGGCGCTCGAGATCATTACCGCGTAGAACGTGCCGTCAGTATCCTGCGTCTCTACACGAAAGGTCATGTTGCAGGTTGAACACGCTGTCACGTTGACCGTGAAGTGCCCGACTTCGTCCGCGTTGCTTGAGAACTGGATTGACGACTGCGTTGAGCTAACAGTCACTGCGGAGATCATGAGCCGGTCAGTCGCATCCCCTGAGGTCAGGGCTGGATCGTCCAGCCACTGAAACGCCTGCGCGGGCATGGCATACGCCAGCGCGACGAACGCGACCGCAACAGCTAACACTAGGATTCTGCGCATCGCTGCCCCTTTCAGTTGAATGAGAGGATCGTCGCCTGGTGGATCTGCGCCGTTTCGGCCGTGGACCCGGAGCGGAGCATCTGCACGCTGACAATCAGCGGTGCCGTGAGATCGCACGCGGCGGAGACTGCGGGCGCGCTCGCTGGAATCAGGATCGGTTGAAGCGTTGATGCCACCGAGGCGACGTTGAACGTCGCGACTCCGGTGCAGAAGAGCGTGCCAGTCGGGCCGGTCGTCACGCATGCCACCTCAACGTCAACACTGAACGATTTGTCTGTCTGCGACGCCGACCACGCGACGGGCGTAGATGATGCGAGCAGAACGCCGTTGGCGTCGCCGCCCGTGCCGTAGTAGACGGCGAAACTGACGTTGCCAGGAGTCGCGGCGGACGTGCAGACGCCGAAGAGGCGAATACGCATCAACTTCCCTTTGAGCGCGAAGTAGTGCCCGCCCATCGCCAAGAACTCGGCGGCGGTGTAAAGAGCCTTGGCAGTGGCTGCGAGCGTCACTGCGGCGCAGGTGCCAACCGTGGCGCTCTCGCCCACGCTGTTTCCGTACAGGGTACTCACGGCTCCACCTCCTCTATCACTGGTGTCATAAAACAACGGCAGTTGATTACTGACTCGGCCGAGAACGTCACCGCGCCCGGCTCACTACCCTGCTCTCCATTCGTCAGCGTAAAGTCCTCGTCGAGCCCGACCTGCTGCCCGTCGATCTCATGCGAGTCGCGCACCGCGTCGTCGCGGCTCGTGTTCCACTGCTTCCGCTCGACCACGCCCGACTGCGCGTAACCCTCGACCTGGGCTCTCTGCGTAGCCTTCAGCATCTCGGTGCGCGCAATCGTCTTCGCCTCGTTGCGGCGCACCTCGAAGCCCTGGCCAACGGCTTCGCGAATCCGCTTCGTGCGCTCGCTGAGTGACTCGCCTGCGGCCACCGATTCCTTCATCGCTGCGATGACGCGCGAGGTCGCACGGGATACCGTCGTGCGCGAGACCTGCTCGCGGAACTCCTTCGCCTGCTTGTCGAGCGAGACCTTCACGCGCTCAGTGAAAATGAAGGCATCCTTCGACCCGACGCTCTTCATCGCGTCAGCGCCGGACGACTGAGTTGACGCCTTGCGCACGCGCTCGGTGCGAAGCTCGAATAACTTCGCCCAGCGCGCCGCCTCGATCGTCTTGCGAATCGCGGCCACGATCGCGGACACCGTCGGCTCGCGCGCGGCACGCTCGAGCCCGATCGCTGTCAGCGCCTCCAGTACGGCGCGCTCCTGAGCGCGCAGCACCGCGCGGTACTGATCGCGGAAGCGCGGGACGAAGGAACGCTCGCGCGCGAGAACGCGCTGCCACTCGAGAACGACCGGCGATGCAGCACGGGAGAGTACGTGCGCAGCACCGCCGGTCGCCTCGCGCGCTCGCGGGTTGCGCGGAGCGTCACGTACAGGGTCCTCGTCGTCGGCGAGCGCGGCGGGATCGTCCTCGCCAATCGGCTCAGGCTCGTCTCCGGTGTAGGGCGCATCCGCGAACGTGCCCACCGGCAGGTCGCCCCACTTCGATTCCGTTGCGCCGCGCTCGAGGCGCACCTCGTTCACCGTGCGGATCTTCTGGTCCAGATCATGCGCCTCGCGCCGCAGCTCGTAGTCCTTGTCGGAAGCGACGAACGGTTTGAAGCGCACGCGGATATCCGGCCCGTACATCGGCCGCGCAAGCTGGGAGGTGAGCGCGTCCGAGATCGCGTCGGCGATCGGCGTCACGGTGTAGAGGTCAAACACGTACTGATTCGTCTCGGCCGCGGCGCGGTTCACATCAACGACTTCGCCGAGGATCGACGCGGGCACGCCGTAGGCCATGAGCATCTGCGTCTTGAAAAAGCCAAGGATCGCGACCATCTCGGCGGCGGTCTTGCTCTCGAGCACCTCAGCGGTCCAGCCGAGCGGTAGCATCGCAGGCAGGCCGCGCGCTGCACCGCTCAGCTTGTGGTAGTTGTCGCGCCACTGCGCGTTGAACTCCTCACGCTCGCTCGCCGTGAATGCCGTCGAGTTCTCACCCGCGAGGAGCACCACATCGGGTATCGCGTTGTTCTGGAAACGCGAGCGCACCGTCTCGCTCGCGAACTTCACTGAGTCTGCCGCGCTCGCCTGCGGGCCGAGCACGCCCTCGCCGGTCAGCAGCGTCTCAGGGTCCGCCCACCAGATGCGCACCACGTCGTCGGCTGGGATCGGCGTGACCTTGCCGTGCCCATCCTGCACCTCGAACGCGACCACGCGCCCGCCGACGGCGATCGGTCGCACGCGGCTGGGCAGCATGACCTGTAGCTCTCCGACTTCGAGGCCAGGGCCGCGAATCTTGAGTAGCTGCGCATCGCCGACGGTAAGGAGGTGCTGCCCAATCAGTCGCAGCATCGCGCGCTTGCTATGCACCGGGCTCGGTGAGTCGAGGAGCTGCATCAGCGGGTGGGCGTCCTCTACGGCATCCTCGGACTTCCCGCGCACGACGCGACGGCGCACCACCTCGAGGTCGAGACTCGCGAGCCGGTTCGCGATGGCGCGCGCGCACATATCAGCCCAGCCGATTGACTCCTGGAGGAGCAGTGCGGCGTTGGGCTGGTTCGAGCCGATGCCCGCGTAGCGCGTCGCCGAGTGAAACTCGACGGGCTGCGCCTGCGCGCGCGCGAGTTGCCGCTCAGGTGGCGGGCTCGGCGGGTGCGCCGCAAACCACTGATCGGACCAGTTCGGTTGCGCAAGTGCGGTGCTCATGCTGCCGCCGCCTGCGCGAGTGCCGGCCCGTAGAGATCAGACGGAGAGACACCGCGCACCGCGAGCTTGCCAAACGCGCCCGATACCGCGTCAACCATGTCGTCGTGGTCGCCGCCGGGAAAGCTCTCGGCTTCATCGAGGAACGCTGGAATCCAAGCCCCGCGCACGAGCTTCACGTTTCCGGCCTCCGCCTGGCTCGAGACCGGATTCGCGCGCACGTCCTTCGGGCCGGTCGGTCGATCTCCACGGCAAGCGAAGCCGAGAAGCACGCGGCGCACGTAGTTGTCGATCGTGTTTACGCCCGATGCTCCCGGCTCCTGCTCGACGTAGACCGTGACCGCGCGGCCGTCGAGCTCGGCGCACTGGCGCACGGCTGACTCGACACCGCCCGGCGTAGTGCGCATGCGCGCGATGTCCTCCACGTACCAGACGCCGGCCTTCGTGAGCGACACGCGCGCGCCTGCGGTCCAGTCAGGATCGGTGCCCGGCTTCGGCGCAGTCGCGGCCAAGTCCCAATATCGCACGCGCGCGGCGTCCGCGGGCGCAGCGTCCACGATCTCGAACCACTCGCGACGGAACTTCGAGCCCGGTGCCTTCGCCGACCAGTCCCCTGCGAGTAGCTGTGCGCGCGTGAACGGGTCGAGCTCGGCGAGGCTCTTCGCGTACTCGACGCGATCGAGGTGCGGATTGTCTTCGAGACGCGCGGGCACGAACGGGCGCTCTGAATTGCGCGGCTCGACAAACCGCAGCTTGACCCAGACGTGCCCGAGCCCGCCGGGATTGCTCGCGGCGCGCATGCGAATTGGGATACTCGCGCCCGCAAGACGCCGCAGGCGCGAGAGCAGGTAGAGATACTGCGTCTCGCCGAACTGGGTCAGCTCGTCGAAGCCAACGAACTGGAACGCCGCGCCCTGATAGCTGTACTTGTCCGCTTCGTGCTCGAGGTGCCCAAACTCGAGCGTCGCTCCGCTCGGGAACGTCCAGCGCCGCGCCTCGCCGTTCCAGCTCGCATCCGTACCCGCGAGCCACTCATGCGAGCGCGGAATCAATGAGTCGGCCATCGAGAGCTGGCGGAACGTGCGGCGCAGAATGAGCGCGCTATAGCCCGGCACGTCCACGTATTGCAGCGCCGCGATGAGCAGCGCATCGCTCTTGCCGCCGCCTGCGGCTCCACCGTACAGCGCCTCGCGCTGATGCAGCAGCAGAAACGCCGATTGCCTCACCGTGGGGCGGTGCGGGATGTACCGATTCATGCGCGGCGACAGGAGCTTCGCGAGCCGGTTGCGGGTCTCGGCGGGCAACGCGCGGATCTGCTCGGCGGTCACAGCCCTTGCGCTCATCGGCTCGACTCCGCTACGAGTCCCGCGGTGCGCCACGAGGCGCGAGCCTCCGAGCAACGCGACTCCCGCCGAGCCTGGCGCTTGGCAGCGTGCCCGATCACGAGCCCGACCCCGTGATCTCGCCGAGCAGCTGAGAGAGCGCAGCGAGCCGGTCCGGGTCTGCGTCTATCCCGTGCTCGAGCCGCACCGGAGCGCCATCGCCACCTGAGACCTCGTGCGCAATGCGGTCGCCGTAGCGCTTCGGCGAAGCTTTGCTCGCCGCCCAGCGCAGAGCGTCGAAGCGGAGGCGATCGGCTGACGCGCTGACCGCGTCGGTTCCTCTCGCGTGCTTGATCGCCTCGTCGTGCCAGGCGTCGGCCTGGTCCACGCGCGCGCGCGCGTACATGAGGCGAAACGTTTCGTTGGCCTCGCACCATCGATACACGGTGCGGCGGTCAGGCATCCTCTCGTCTTCGCAGATATCGAGGAGGGTCTCGCCCAACGCGAGGCGCTCGAGGATCTTGTCCCCGCGCTCGGCCGTGAACTCGCTCGGTCGCCCCACGGGGCGAATACTTACACCGGCAACCTGCGCACTGTCAAGTTCTTGGCACGCTAGGGGTGGTGGGTAGGTTCCGCGTGGCACGCTACTGGTGGTAGGTCAGGCTCACGCTGGCGGCTCGAGCGGGCCGTACCATTCGCACGCGTAACCGTCGAAGTCGGCCAGGCTCGCCGGCTCGTCAAGATCCACCGAGAGGAAGAGCAGCTCGTGGCCGTCGTTCACGATCTGCACCGCCTCAGGGGCGCGGCCGTCGGCCCTGAACCAGTACCAGCCAGGCACTTTCGGCAGCTCGCGGGTCCAAGTCACGGCTTTGGCCGCACGCTCTTCGCCATTGGTAGCTGCGGTGCCACTCACACCGCGCCTGCGCGTGCCGTGGCGCGCTTCACGAGCCCTCTGAAGGCGAGCTCGGCTTGGGCGGGCACGACGGCGTTACCGAGACAGCGCAGTCGGTCCATCCGATCGGGAATCCCATCAACCCCTCGACAAACAGCGGGTTCAGCACCACCGGCTGCGATCCATCGTTCCCACCCAAGCGTGTCCGTGGGGCTTGGCGGCCAAGCAGACCATTTGTCGGCGCTGCCTCGCTCGGGTTCGCGCCGTCCTTCCAATCCCTCGCTGTTGGCGTCGCCCATGCCTGCGATCCCAGACCTCTCACGGTCTGATCGGTCAGCGGCGTTCCCGAGTGCCGCCCGCTCTCGGTCGAGTATGCCGCCGAGCCGCTCGACTTCGCGTCCCCCGCGGTCGGCGTCGGCCAGTTCCTCGCCTGCTGATCGAGCCCCTGCTCGTCCTTCCGATCCCCGCCCCTCGAGCGGAAGGAATCCGTGCCCGGCGTCTGCCAGACCTTCGACGCGACGGTCAGGCTCGTCACCGTGTTTCTCGGCCCACCCGGCATGCGAGCTTTCATCGCCATGTGTGCTTCGGGTGACCTCTGATCCTGCCACACGCAGGGCGTCGGCCAAAGGCTCGCGTCCCGCGCCAAGTTCGCGCCCTGCGTCGAGTGCGGATCGGTCGGGCGTCGGCCATCGTGCGCGGTCGGTGTAGCCCAGAACGAAAAGTCGCTCTCTCCGGTGCGGTGCGCCAACGTCGGACGCGCGGAGCAGACTCCACTCCGCATCGAACCCGAGCTCGGCCAGCGACTCGAGCACGCCGCGGTACGCATGACCGCGATCGACCGACAGCAAGCCGGGCACGTTCTCGAGGAACACGATACCCGGCTCGACGCGCCGGATGATGTCGGCGATGAGCGGCCAGATCCATCGCTCGTCGGATGTTCCGCGGTGACTCCCTGCGATGCTCGCGGGCTGACACGGGAAGCCGGCAGTGATGAGATCCACGCGGCCACGGTAGAGCTCGCACGGGAAGGTTGAGAGATCGTCCCAGATAGGCGCGCGATCCAGCCCCGCGTCTTCCATCCGCGCCACGAGAGTGGCCGCAGCGTAGGCGTCCCGCTCAACGTAACCCACACAGCGGTATTCTCGTCCGATAGCTCGGGCGACTCCCAACTCGAGCCCGGCAATCCCGGCGCATAGAGCAAGGCCCGTCACCCCGCGCCTGCGCGTGCCGTGGCGGAGAGCAGCTCGTCGCGTGCGGTGCGGGGGGTCACGGCTTCGGCTCCATCAGCGCGCGCATGCGCTGATTCGCGTGCGCGTCGTCGAGGCTCGTCTCGTAGATCATGCGACACTCCTCGATCGTCTCGAGCACCGCTTCGAGCAGCGCGAGCATGGCGGGGCGGAGTTGGCACGCACCGCACTGTCGATCGAGTGGCACGGCAGCGGTGCATGGGCTGCTCGTTCTCGCGCACGGCATCGCCTCAGTGAGTCGGTCGGCGAGGGTCACGGCTGCGGCTCCCTCAATGCGAGGATCAACGCGGCGCATGTTGCAGCGGCGTAGTCTGGGTTCGCGCCGCGCTGGTAGAGTCCCTCCACTTGATAGCGGTGACACAGATCCGCACACTCCTCGATCACCAGCCTCCGCTCCTCCGCTCTCACCGCTTCGAGCAGCGCGAGAACGGCGGGGCGATCGAGCGCAGAGCACTGGTGGTGCTCGTGGTCGTTGTCCCCGTAGTGGCACGGCAGCATCGCAGCGACTTGCTCCGCGAGGGTGGTCACGGCTTCGCCTCCTTGCTCTGGGCTGCGCGGTGGGCGTCGAGTGAGTCGAGCGCGGCGAGTGCTCTCAGATACGGCAGTAGCTTGATCGCCCATGCTGGATCGCCGTCGCCACGAGTGTCACGAACGAAGGCGCCATCGTCGAAGCCTCTCAACACTGTTGCACCGGCCTTGCGCAGCAGCTCCAGCTCGGCTTCGAGCGTGGCAACCTGGGCCTTGAGCTTCGCCTCGCGCGCGGCGATGAAGTCAGCTACCTCAGGGCGCAGTTCACAGTAGATGCACCGGGAGATGCGACCTATGCGATCCCGCCCGCAATCGTCGCCGTTGGTGGCCTCGCCAGTGCAGCGGAGCACCGCGGCGGCCAGCTCGCGCTCGATCTCGTCGGTGGGGGTGGTCATAATGCGCCCTCCGCGACGAGCTGTTCAGCGATGCACTCCAGGGTGCAGGAAATGCAATTACAGTCGTAGCCATCGAATCGTATTTCTACATACTCACGACGTACGTCGGCCGGAGTGAGTCGTTCACCGCAACCACCAATCACCCTGCACCCATCCCACTCCGCGCTCCATCCATTAAGTTTGATTCGATCGCCCTTGCGTAGCTTGGTGGGGTAGGTCATCGCTTCCGCAGCTCCTCAAGTACGTCGAGCAACAGCGCTCCGATATTGCCGAGCAGCGTATCGGTTAGGTTGCCCTGGTAAGACGACGCGATGAAGTCCTGGCGCATCTTCCGCAGCCGGGGCTCGACTGCGTGGGGGGCGCGCGCCTCTACCGTGCCCGGCTCAGTCGAGCGCAGCTCGTAGTGAAGCATCAAGTGTTCATGGCACCGCTGCACGACTGCCTCTTTGTCGCAAGCGTTGAACAGGCACTTTCGCGGGTGGTAATGGGGAAGGCGCAGCTCGTACCACTCCAGGACGTAGCGCGCGGCGATGGTGGGCCAGCCATACGCTGGGTTGCCCTGCATCCATGCGCCGCGCAGGCGCTCGGACAGCTCTTTCACTTCGGCGTCGGTGGGGGTGGTCATGGTGTCTCCCTCTCCAAGTCACGTATGTAGGGCATCACTTCACCTGCACGTGCATCTTGGTCTCCAAGTGCGCGATCTTCATCGCCGTCTCGTCGCCCACTTTGAGCGCGGCCTTGATCTCGTCGCGCGCGGGCACCACCGTCACGCGCGTGAAGTAACGCGGGAGGTCCGCCAGGTCCGCATCTACCACGCACGACTCGCTGCGTCTCCACCCGATCCGCACGCGGTCGTCCTGTACGCGATGCCCCTCGGGCAGATGCTCCGCGATGTAGCGCCGCAGCCGCTCGGCCTTCGCGGCGACGCTCGCGGACCACTCGCGCAGCTCCTTCGCGCGTGTCGCGATCTTCTCAGCCTCTGCCTCGTAGTCGATGACCGCCGCCGCTATGTCGAGCGCTCGCTTGTCTCGGTCGCCTTCGAGCGC